ACATCAACGAACTTCCAATTGTGCTGAATGAGTTGTTTAATCGTTCCAATGGCGCACCGCTCACCGTGCCGACTGACTTACCCAAGTCATCCATCTTGTCTTTCAGTTCACCGAGTTGCCTTTGAACGCGGTCGAACTCTGCCGTGCCTTCGGGTAATTGCGCTAATTCTTCACGCAGTTTGCGCATCTGCGTGCGCATCGATTCGACCTTCTGCGTGCCTTGAATATCAACCTCAATAACTACTTCCTGCTTTGCCATTAGATAAGATTAAAAATGTAAATAGTTCCTACAATCATTGTAGCAATAACGCTCAAATTGATAAGCATCGTCAGCCAATTGGGTAGATTATTTTTGTTGCTCGGTAGGTTTGCACCGTGCCCTAATTCAACTAACTGCTGAATGTTTTTAAACGTCATTTGTGGGTTATGCATAGTTGTATTGTACATAAGTTGTTAATGCTGTAAATTTCATATCATCTTCGGGATAGGTAGTTGAACCAACCAATTTGATTCGTGGATAAAATGTCGTGCCACTAATAACAACATCCCACTCCAATCGGCCATTCATATTATTGAATGTTTCATCGATTGTTGTTACATTAACGAATGTAATTGTTCCTGCATTATTGATCATATGTAAATTGTATTCACCACTTATTGTTCCATCCATTGAAGTTCCATCGTGTTGCATTCCGCTCAATAGAATCTTCACAATCCACATAGTATCATCAGGCATAAGGTAACTATCGACACCTCCGATTTGTAGGTTGATGTAAGTGGTGTTGTTAGTGAAATCACCTTTACCGATTAAATGTATTATTCCACTTTGAACTTCACCGCGATAACCACCATTACCACCGATTGTGATATCTTTATTCAATACATTGGCATCACTACCTACAACCGTTACTGAACCTAAATCAGAAGCAACGTAATTATTATCTCCAACAATCAAACTATTTTCATTTCCATTATTCAACACGTTGTTACTACCCCCAACAATCGAATGAGTGTTGGTGGGATAAACATTATTATTGGGTGTTTGTAATAGTTTGGTTTGGTCATTATCAATATCTTTAACCAATGGTTTAGTGTCGCTTGTTGTTGGCTTACGACCTCCACCATCTTGACGCACTGCATAACAACGACCTTGTGCTGCATCCCAATTGTAACCATAATAATCACAGCACGTTTCAGTTCCATTTGATGTATTACCATCGGGATCTAAAAAGATAATGTTTAACGTACTTGTGATGCTATCGATTGTGAGATTACAAGGTGGAGCAACATTGATTATCTTCATCAATTTAACCTGTACACTTTCTTGCATTCCAACAACGTAATCTTTGATCTCTAAAATGCGCCAATAGGAATCGCGAATAAAGATTTTATCATTGTATCTAAAGTTGTAAATGTCTGCAAATTCAAGCGAAAAGAATGCTTCCATTATACGAGCATCCGGTGCGTAAATATTTGCCACATAATTATTCCAAAATCTTTGATACAACGTTTGGTAAGGAATCGCATTGACTTTATGCAATGGTGTTTCTTGTCCAAAATTGTAATCCAAAGCTGTGATATCGGGAGTGATTACATTGTAATGGCTAAACATCGGAAGAGTAAATGAAGTTTCAATTGTGTTGGTATCATCATTAAAAACGTGCATTGTCATTGTGTCTCCAGTGCGGTATAAAATGCGCGGTGTTGGGTTGACATATTCATTTTTATCATTGATGAATTTAGCAATTGGATAGACAGTATTCGGAATTAACGCGAGTGGTGTGCTACCAAATTCAACTTCAATTTTTTGTTCTTCAGTGGCAAAATCATTTTCGGGATCGAGCAATTCTAATCGACCATAAACGCGATTACCTTGCGTGTTGTAAAGGTTGTTTAAATAGTCATCTGACTTTTTGTAAGTCCAAGTATTTATTTGCGCTTGGTAATCGGTGGTTGGTGTTAAGACAATGTCTTTACTGATATCAATGATATTGCTCCAATCTTTATAATCACCACTTTGCAGATATTCATCGAGTGGAATGAATGACAATAATTTGGGATTGAACTTATCAGGAATAACAACCAAATTAAACATCTTGAATAATGCACTCATGAATTCAGTACATTTCATCACTGGCGCATTAGCAACCCAATCGACCTCATTACCGATGATTGGCTTACTCACATAATCGCAAAAGAATGTAGAAGGTAAATCATTGGGATAAGTCGTTTGTGAACTCGCATCGCGTAGCGTAAGCGTGATGTTAATTGGATTTGGATTAGTATCGAATAGAATTGGTTGAACTGTCTCCCCTACGTTTAAATAAACATCAGTATCCCAATCAGCACCAATTCCACAATTGATGGATTGATATTGGGGAAAGGTTGTGCCACTTGTCCAATTGATGAATAACGTTCCACTCGTTTGAATTTGTGATAAGCGATAATCACCATTCGTATCTTGAATTAAAAAAGCTAACTGACAACCACCAATCCCATCTGCATTTTGCTCGATGTTGATATTACATTTGATTTTATACCTTCCGCTAAATGGAACGGTAAACACATTGTTTACAACGTAATTTAATGGATCAGTGGTCTCCGTTAAATTTGGAATTGCATAATAATAAATAGTGTTTCCGCTTGGGAATGTCAGTGGGTTGAAATCAGTTCCATCAAATGTGATTCCATCGATACCATTCTCCAACAAAAATTGCGCTGCTTGTGTATCTCCTATCTGTTGCAATTGATTGACTTCGCTTGTGAATGGGACGTATAATTTACCCAATTCAGTAAGTAAAGTAGAACTATCACCAGTATTCAATTCGAATCCACTCAATGACATTATCTTATTAAAGATGTATTCAGATTTGATCATTGGAGTGAGATTACCTGCCTTTATTACCTTCTCGATATTGTTGGTATAGATTGAACGAGTTTCGGGTGTGTTAATCATTCCAACCCAACTATCACCTCTATCGGTCAAAGTCAAATCAATATTTCCACCGCCAATCGTACCACTCAACACATCGAGAATATTCAAGTAATCCACTATAAAAGTGTAATCATTATTTAATTCAACACCAATGTAGTTTTTGAAATCAGCGTCTCCGATGTTCTTGAAAAAATCAATTACATTACCAAAGAACACTATCTCATATTCACTCACCACTCCATTGCTCGTATATGCAGCTTTAAATTGTATGCTGCCTTCCATCACTGGCAAAGTATCAACGGTTATAATCGCTTGAAATTTGCGCTTTGGATTAAACTGCGAAAATTGAAAATTGTTGTTCTCAATGAATCCAAATATCTGCGCGTTATTCGTACTTGCAGGAATCCTAAACGTGCGTGAATAAGTTGCTTTCGCTTTTAAATCTTTGATGTCGCTGAACGAATACTGCAATGAAATTGTCTCATTTTCATATAAGTCCATAACATAAGGAGTGTTAGTTCCTTGCGTGTATATAATTAGTGCTGTTTCCATTTTTTACTTTTTATGGGCAATTACCGAATCCAACAGTGACGTAAATATTTCCATTGTAGGTACTTGCACCACTATATCCAGGTGATTTGATTTTGAAATAATTGAATGTAGGTGCAGCAGTACCCCATACACCTGTTGCAATTACTTGCGTTCCTGCCGATGTGAATGGTATGATTGTCGTTGATCCACCTCCAGTTAATGTATTTCCAAGTTCAATATATCCTTGACGAAGAATCGGAGCGGTAACGTTAAATGTATAATCAACAGCAACGTAATACGTTTGACCACCTTGTGGAAAATTACCTAACAAATCAGCCACACTCACTTGTATAGTTTTATCGCGCGTCATATTTGTAACAACTATATTACAAGCGTTACCTACATTAGCCCCAAGATTGAAACAAGTATTGCCACTTTGCTTTACAAATACTGTATAAAAATCACATGGATCTGGACCAGGTATAGGATATTCCGCAGCAGTGATGTTTATTGTCTCATTATTCGAAGCAACTTGTAAGCGTAATGTCTGATTATACTTCTTTGAATTGCGCTCACGCTTCATCAAATAATTGCTATCACTAACGACAACAGGAACAATCGAATATCCATCGACATTATCGTCAACCATCCAAACACTTTTTGAGATGAATAAATCTTTGAGATATTTAAATTCAGATTCGCACAACCAATCACTCGTTAAATTGATGAACGTGTTTACTATCGGTTCACGCTCGGTTAATTCACGCGTGTAGTTTTTTGTTGCGTATGGTTCAGTTACGGTTGCCGTGTTGAAATCACCTTGATATGTCTTGTAACGCTTACGCTCCACATCTATGCTTCGCTCATTGCGTTTAATGAATGAGTAACTATCCCATCCACCCATTTGATTGAGCCAATAAACGTGAACTGGATTGTATTTACAATCATCAGATAAGTAGTAACCATACTTTGTTGTAACTTGTTCATCACTTGCGTCATAACCTGCATAAACATAAAACGCAGTATTATCAGCAGTGGCATCATCAACATAACCACCATTCACAAGATTCTTTAATCCAGTGGGCAAGAAAAGTAAACTACCTGCTCCGAAGGTCATTGGGATGTCAAAAGAATCGAGCAGTGTTTGATTGTCATCATATAAATCGAAAGTAAAATGATCAATGTTATTGTATGGATAATTCGTATTTACAAATGTGTTATCATCGGCTATCCATCCGTGAATATCATACGCGCTATCCGTTTGACCATTGACATTGGTTCGAGATATATACCTCCAATTTATTGTCTCTGATTGTAACAATGTTGGTAGATGCAATCGATTAGCTAATGTCTCTTTATCAAATCCAATTTCGTCATCGTAGTTTTGAGATAGTGCTAATGGTCGCGTGTCATTCGTACCCATGACAATGAAATTCTGCTTACCACTACCATAAACGCACATTAGATTATATGTGATCGCTACGCTATTATCTTCAGTGAACGCACCGCTTACATCATAACCTTCGTACAATTCAATGGTGAATGTGTTTACATTATTATCGGTTGTGAGATTTGGAGCAGATGATTGTAACACTACGTTATCAGTGCCATCGTACACAATCGAATTTTTAACGAGCTGGTTGAAGATTGTTTTAGCATTAAACACTCCACTATTCACAGCGTTTTGCGAGATGTAAAACTTGTATTGATTCGATGTATTGTTGTCAGTGATGTTGACAATGTATTTAAAGTTCGGTTGTGCGTACTCGCTCGATGTCATTGTAAATGAGACATCATTATTTGAATAACACAAACCTGTAAATGCATCAATGCCTTGCGCTGTTAATCCAGTGATTGCTGTTGTATATGCCATAATTAAATCTTTATTTTCTTTTGCAAATTATCTTCGATAACTAAATTTATTTCACGATTCAATGCCGCTTCAAATTCGGGTTGAAATTCAACCATCGTATCATTGACTGCATCGCGCCAATAAAAAAGCGGTGGAATACCTCTAAATGAAATTCCTTTGGCGATGTTATATGCTGCGCTTCTAACGACTGAAGGAGTTTGCTTTATTATTTTGCCTTGTTCATCACGAACACGAATTGGTTTTATTCGCATCCATTGGACTATCGCGTCTATTGGTGGCATCTTCGCACCTTTGCGCCTTCCATATTCAACAACTGGAGCGTATTTAGCCGCTTGACCACGCGCAAAGAATTGTATCTTACTCGTTCTACCATCATAATAAAATGAAAGCGATTTGCGTAATGTATCACTTGCAACGGCTCTGCGTTTTTTACCTTTCACGGTACGATAAACACCAAGATTAAGCATTGCCTTTTCGACAACTTCTTGACCGAATTTCTTCATTAACGATGTTAGTGGACTATCAGCCATTGACAAATAAATTAAATGCAGTATTGGGATTCGTTGCTAATAACTCAACAAATACATCGATGCCTTTTGTTTGGAGTGCATTTCTAAATTCATCGTAATCGCTTGAGTTATCGTAACCGAAAAAGATATTGTAACCCACAACTTCGATAATCGTTAATTCACCTTGTGTTGTTATTGCGTATTTCATATGCCTGAAACTTTAAATGAATAACCTGCCATTGACGTTGATGTAGTTGCGTTGTTCACGATTTTTAATTGCCAAGTATCACCTGCGGCAAATGTCACTGTGTTTGTGTTATCAGTGTAATTACCTGCTGCACTTCCTGCCGCAATCGTAATCGTTAACGCACTATCAACTCCATTTTTTTGAAGTGTTAAAACAAGCGTTCCTGTTCCACCTTGTGCCGCTGCTATTCTAAAATAAAAATTTGAAAAATTACAAGCGGTTGGTAGTGGTATTTGAAACGTGGTTGTGCTTGTACCTATTGTTCCTGCGACTGAATGATAACGAGTTGCAACTCCTACAAATGATTGTTGCAGCACGTTGTTAAGAAAAAACGTTGATGATCCTAATTTAGCATTTAACTGCGTTTGAATGTTTGAAGTAACCCCACTCACATAACCGATTTCTGTTGTTGTTGTTACTGCTACATCCAATTTACCACCACCATTGGACACCACCACACGCGATGGAGTAAGATTGGAACTAACTACCGTTGATGCCGCTCCAGTAATCGTATCTTGTTTTGTGCTTAATGCGTTGCTATTTTCCCAAAGTGAATTGGATGAATTGTATTTTAGAATGTCATTGTTCGCAACCGATGTAATTTTTACATCATGAATTTCATCAAGTTCATAACCATTTTGAACACGAACATACATTCTTCCAGCACTTCCATTATTGGCAGTTGTAACGAATCCCAAAT